CGGACTACACGAACAACAATGCCGCCGGCGGCTTTAATTGATTTAATTTCATTAGGAAAACGGCAGTCACTGATAACTATGTCATCTTTTGAGTTGCGTAGTTTATTTTCTAATGCGGCAATCCAAATATCGTCATGGAAGCCTTTGCGACAAACTTCAGTACCCCAATATTGTAGTACCCATCTAGGAGTTAAATGTGGCATGCCTAACCGATTAGCCCACCAAGTATCAACTTCTTCACGCCACTCTCGGGCTTGCTTTGTTCGGCCTTCTAGCATAGTACGGTCCCATCCAAACACTTGACTTACAGCATCTTTAAGGCTGTTGGCAAAACTTTCTCTTCTAAATTCGTGGAAATTTGTTAGATAGTCGGCAATAGTATCTTTGCCTGATCCAATAAAACCGCACACACCTATAATCATAGTATCTCCCAGTCGATACTATATTTTATTACATTGTGATTACATTGTCAACTGATTTTGGTTATCCAACTACAAACCACATTGGTTTTTCACCAGCCATGTAGTTTTGGATTTCTGCATCAAGTTCAGTAATGCGTTGGGCCCCTTCTGTTTTAAGTTGTGTGCCGTTTAGTGTTGTGGCCCCTTGGGGACTAGTAATTGAATTAAATTTTTCACGAGCTTCACCTAGTATGATTTTACAAGTTGCAAGTGCATATTCTCTAATCCATAGTCCTGCGTATCTGTCATCAAATAATGCAAAGTCTGGTTTATTATTGTAGACCCATAACAAGACACTTTCTTCCCCGCGAGGACGTTGCATAATAGTTAATTTATGACTTGTGGGGTTCCATGTGAATTGAATATAGCTACCAAACATTTTACCAACTTGTTTTTGATACCCTGCAAAAGCATAATAAGTTGCCAACCCACCCATATTGCTAGATGACAACAAATAGGTATTTGTATAGGCTAAGTTAAATGGTTCAAATAATGTTCCGCCATCACCACCGCCTGTTCTAGAACCAATACTTCTGCGGAATACATCACGGACTTCAATAATATCGTCACTTAAAATATATTCGTTAACGTCTTGTTCTAATGTTAGATACGCCCAGCTTTCTTCTACAGAATGCTCGCTACGCTGTTTGTAACGAGATAATGCTTTATAGATTGCAGTTTGATAATTTGAAGGTTCTAATTCAACATCAATCATGCCATCGCCTAGCATATTGCGTATATAATCAATAACCGGTTGGTACGGATTGTTGGATGTGTTTGGATCGCTCATACAGATATTTAGCTATAAATACACTACTATGCCAAGACTCTCCCTTTACAAGCCTGAAAAAGGCAAAGATTTCAAGTTCCTAGATCGTGTAATAAACGAACAATTTCAGGTTGGCGGCACTGATGTGCTTATACACAAATATTTAGGGTACGTAGATCCAGAGGCTGGAAATTCAACTCCAGTTACTCCTGTTAATTCTAATCCTATTCCTGAGATGGGTATACAGGATGTTTTGTTAATGGAAAACCGCGATAGACACTACGCACCCGATGTGTATGTTATTCGTGGAATTTATCAGATGCAAGATTTAGACTTTAATCTAAGTCAATTTGGGCTATTTTTAAACAATGATAATATTATGTTGCATTTCCATTTAAACACATGCGTAGAAACACTTGGGCGCAAAATAATGGCAGGGGATGTATTAGAGCTACCGCACTTGCGAGATGAATATGCGTTAGATCAAAGTCTTGTAGCATTAAAAAGATTTTATGTTGTTCAAGATGTTGCTCGTCCTACGAATGGATTTAGTCAAACTTGGTATCCGCATCTAGTACGTGCAAAATGCGCACCATTGGTAGACACACAAGAATACGCAGAAATATTCAACCAAGAACAAACCGACAGTCAAGGAAATTCTGCAGGTACGCTCAAAGACTTGTTGTCAACATACAATGCTAGTATTGCAATAAATCAACAGATCATTGAACAAGCGGAACTTGATGCTCCACAAACAGGATTTGACGACAGCACACTCTATGTTGTACCATTAAATCCTGATGGTACTGTTGCTACACAAGATATCAGTGACACCACAATTGACAATACCAATTGGGATAACATTGATGCTTCTATAGTATTACAATCACCGGATCACACTTATTTCTTACATGCTGTTGAGGGAGGTGTTCCTCCAAATGGCGCTAAGTATGGAGCCGGTATTGAGTTCCCGTCAAATCCCGTGCATGGGCAATTTTATCTAAGAATAGATTACCTACCAAACACTTTGTTTAGATTTGATGGACGCAATTGGATTAGATTTGAAGACAATGTGCGCATGACTATGGACGAATTTGGATCACAAGATGTTGCTCCAGGTACAGCTAATGCTGGTAAGGCTATAAGATCTACGCAAGTTACTGGCTTTATTAACAATACAAATACCGCTACAATTAACAATAACGTTGTTGTAGAAAGACAAAGCCTTAGCAAGGCTCTTAAACCAAAAGCGGATAACTAATGGATTATTTTTACGACGGTCAGATACGCAGATACTTAACACAGTTTATGCGTCTTATGAGCAATTTCTCATACCAAGACGGAAAGGGAAATCTTATTCAGGTGCCTGTTAGATACGGAGACATGAACAGGCAAGTATCTCAGATCCTTAAGAAGAACAGTGAGAATACTGTCCCTAATGCTCCTTTTATTTCTTGTTATATTAAGAACATGGAGCTTGCTAGAGATCGACTACAAAATCCCTATTACGAAAATACCATAAATATTAGGGGAAGAGATACTAGTTATATTGACGAAAACCCTGATAGTCTAACCTATGGAGAAACTATAGAAGGCCTAGCAAATACTCAAGGACCTAATTATACTATCAAACGTTTGATGCCAACTCCTTACAAATTAGATTTTGTTGCGGATATATGGGCATCAAACACTGAAATGAAATTACAAATTTTAGAACAAATTCTTGTGTTATTTCGTCCTGCTATGGAATTACAAACAACAGATAATTTTATCGACTGGACTAGTTTAAGTTACCTTGAACTAACAGAAATGACATGGTCAAGTCGAAGTATACCTCAAGGGATTGAACAAGACATTGATATTGCTACCTTGTCATTTGAAAGTCCTATTTGGATTAGTACTCCAATTAAAGTTCAAAAATTAGGTATCATTACTAATATTATTAACTCTATATATGTAGAACCAGCAGGAACAATCTCCGGCTCTTATGATATTGATGGATATTTTACAGGTCGTGGCCCTGTAGCAGTTGATGGTATTAATTTAAAACAATACTCTGCTGTAATCTTAGGAAATACCGCCACGCTACTAGGTGGGCATAGCTGGTTAACAATCTTAGATAATTATCCAGGACACTTTAGAGCAGGGTTGAGTCAAATTAGATTTACTAAAGATCTACAAGGAACTGAAGTAGTTGGTATGATGACTTTAAATCCATCCGACGAACGGGTGATGTTAATCGATATTGATGCTTCAACAATTCCGTCAAACAGTCAAATACCTCCAAACAGCGGATCGACCTATGTTGATGCTATTATTGATCCGACAACATTTACAGTATCAAATCCTTCTTCCGGTATACGATATTTGATATTAGAAGATATCAATCCAACTTATCGACAAGTATTATATATTGATAATCCAGGATACGATCCAACAAATCCAGACAGCCCGCAAAAATTAGTTAAACTAGATGCTAATGGCAACGCGGTATATCAGACGTTGTACCCAAATACTGCCAATACTGTAAAAAATTGGTCCAACGCAGACAATTCTGTATTTTCTGCCAGTGCTAACGATATTATAACTTGGGATGGCACTAAATGGAATATCATATTCGATTCTAATGCCGGTGCGGCTCCAACTTATGTAACTAATATACGTACACAAACACAATACGTATGGGATGGACAACAATGGTCATCCAGTTACGAAGGTGAGTATAAACCCGGACATTGGCGATTAGTTCTATGAAAATAATATGTAGTGGTGGGCTATTTCTTAGCAAAAAAACAAAAAGATTTCTTGTGGTAAATCGAGCAGAAGGTAAAACTGCCGGGACATGGGGAATTGTTGGTGGAAAAAATGAACCTAGCGATCAAACCCCGTACGATGCACTATGTAGAGAAATAACAGAAGAAATAGGATTCTTACCACAAATAGAAAAAATTATCCCATTAGAACAATATATCAGTAAAGATGAGGGATTTTATTATCATACTTACGCATTGTTAGTTGAGGATGAGTTTTTGCCTAAACTAAATCACGAACATTCTGGGTATGCATGGGTTTCGAATGACTGTTGGCCTAAGCCACTTCACTCTGGTCTTAAAACTACCTTAGGTAGCAAGACTATCAAAGCAAAAATAGAAACAATTTTAGATATCGTCGGCAATTAAATTAAAGCTGATACTAATTCTATCATCTTTTGATAGATTTTCTTCAACTCCGTGATCTAACCAACTTGGGAAACAAATCAGCATACCTGGTATGGGTTGATAGGAATATGATTTATAATTGTATTCAGTTTCTTTAAAACTGTAGAACGCTTGTCTTGCGGCAAGATTAGGATTTATAAAAGTTATACGTCCACTGTTTGGAGGAGTTTGAACATATAATGTACAAGCCAACACACTTCTAGGATGCACATGAGCAATCATGTATGACCCGGGAGGATTAACATTTACCCAATAATTTTGTAATCTTAATTTTGTAACTGGCTCAAATTCTTTTATGATCTGTTGAATATTGTCGCCAATAATTTTCATTAAAACAGGATGCTGAACTTGTAGGGGTACACTACTTTGTCCCCCGCCACGTTTGCTTGAAATATCTACGTTTGGATATTGTTTAATTGCTGAATAAGCAAATTGTTTTAATTCTTTAATATCCTCGTCCGATACTTCATTTTTGATATCCCATATCGGACTTGGAAAAATTTGGGTTAAATTAACACCAGCCAAGATTCTTTACCTCTAGGGGTGTAGTGCAGGCATCCACTGCGGCTTCGTCTGCTATCATTTGACCTAACAACTGAGCTTGCGCTCCTTGATAAGTAGATTGCTTTGCTAACACACGCTGAGCAAGATCTGATACACTGATTCCTGATGCTTGTGAAATTTGAAGCAATAAAGGCGTTGGATAACTTGGATTTGCTTGTAATGCTTGTGCCTCTGCTAGCTGTTGTGGAAATGTACTAGCTTCTAAATTAGAAGTATGTGGAGTGTTGTTTGCAAATAACTCATCATAGTGATTTACAATTTCTAATTTAGAAATATACTTGTATCCTGCTAAGAATGTAGGAATATTAGAAGGATCTAAGGTTACAAAATGTGTTAAATGATCGTCAGCTAACTGTTCAGGGTTAGGATCAACAACTGTTGTAATATAAGCAACGTTGCCATTGCCCAGAACAGTATAGTTCAAGAAACTTAAATCTAAAATCAAATTAGAATCTGTAATTTCTTGAATACGATATTGTGTAACTTGAGCAGGTGTAAAATTGCTAAAAGGTAAGTCAATTAAGACCCAACCATTTTGAGAATATTTTGTTCCTGCTGGAATTTGGAAACTTAATGGAGCACTCCAATCAATTTTCATTAATAACATTTTAGTAGTACCTTTACCTTAAGAGGCATAATTATGATCTTGCGATCTTGTCGTATGTACCATCCTGGTTAAATTTAATTAAATTTTCCTTGTCGGGCTCAGCACCTAACTGTGGTACAGGGATATAGTTTGCCATCTCATTAGTAATTCTTAGAGCTTCTTTCAATGTTACTTGAAAAATTTCTTCTGGTAAATCAAGCATAGCTTGTAAGTTACCTGTTGAGATACGGCCTGTTGAAACAATGTCAAGACCTGCTTGACGACCTAAACGTTTGACCCAGTAATCAATTTCCAATGTGTCTTTCATTGCAATTAATTCTTCAATGTCATAGTTTTCATTAAAATAATCTAAAACTTCGTAAAATGTTTTCAATTCATTATATAGACGTTTACGTTCTTTAATGTTTAGATACATTTTTTCTTCTAACTGTGCAATTTCTAATTCAATTTCTAATTTGTATAAAGGATCTGTTTCGCGATCAAATTTCTTTTTAAGAATTTCAACTTTTAATTGATTCTTTTTATCTTCGTAGTCTGCTTTACGTAAATTTTCTTCACGTACATCGGCTTCCATTGCAATTTGTTGTAACTGTTTAATTGGCGTGATCTGCGAATTAATAACAAATTGCTTCATTTGAAAATCGCTCATACCGCGAGGCATGGCTTCTGTTAAATCAGCGATTGTCCATTGTTTCTTTGCTTGCTCTGTCATTTTTATCCCTTAATTGTGTTATATATCTGTAATGATTTGGTAAACTTTTGTTTGCTAGATACACCTGCATCTTTGCACCCTGAGTTAGAGTTGGATAATAGTGATCTTTACCAAATCCTCTTAATAACTCGTTCCATTGAAAGTACGGGTACCCATTATCTAGGCTATCTTCCTTCGTCGGATATTTATATTTAAGTTGTTTCCAGAAGTTCTGGAAATCTTTTGAGTTTTGTGCGGCCTTACTTGCGGCCTGCCAAAAAGGTTCTGATCTCTCGCTAAAGGCATAATGCCCTAACACAACTACTTTAATATATTTAATTTTTTTATTAAGATCAGCATTAGCTTGAGCTTGAGTTTGACGTTTTGTCATCACCTCTACAGCATTTTTAACAGTTTGTCCTGCAATATGTATTGCAGTAGCTTCTAATGGTTCAATAAATCCACTAGAAAATCCCACAGCAACAATATTATTTTTTATAATTTCTTCATAATACCCGGGGTGCATTTTAATATGTCTAGGATTGCTTACACCTGATGCGGCTGTAAATTCAGCTTCTGCGTCTTCTTTGCTGATAAATTTACTACTGTACACATAACCATTTCCTGTTCTATTATATACAGGAATTTTAAATCTCCATCCGGCAGTCATTCCTATACTTGAAGTAAACGGTTCAAATTCTTTTTCAGGATCTGTATAATTTTTTTGCCCTACACATGCGCTATCGACCAATAGTTCTGAACTGTAATCATTAAACTTACTGTTTGTTTTACCAATAATCAATCTTCTAAATCCTGTTGCATCTAGAAACCAACGAGATTTAATAATAGTCCCATCTTCTAGCCGAACAGATTTACAAAACCCGTCAACTACATCTACATCAGAAACTGTTGCTTCAATAAGTTTAACTCCTAACTGTTGTGATTTTTCTTTTAATATGTTGGCCAAATCTGTTGCAACAAAATGACAACCGTGCATGCTGTCTTTGGTTAGTATAGGACATTTATTATGATTGCCAATCGTGGAAGTTAATTCTGTACCCCAATTTTCCCAATCAGGATCAGTTGATAACCAAAAAGGTTTGCTAGAAAAATCAATAAATTTAATTCCTAATTTAACACCACCGCCTGACTTAGTAATAAGGTCAGTTGATGGTATTCCAATATCATTAAACATTTTCATGATACTAGGCCACGTGCCTTCACCTACTCCAATAGTTGGAATATCCGGGCTTTCTATTAGGGTTATTTTATAATGTGGGAGTTGTTTTGCGAGATAAGCGGCAGATAACCATCCAGCTGTTCCACCGCCTACTATACAGATATCATTCATATACCTACTTATTAAGGTATAATCCCCCAACATCCGTTTCCTGAGCTTTGGTTACGTTGTCCGTAAACTGTTCCGCAGATGAATGTTGAATCTGATTGATAAAAAGTCATAACTGAAACGTTATTCTGTGCGCCGTTGTAGCCACAAATCCAATAGCCCCAGTCTTGCGCCATAACAGGACAGTTTTCACCGTTGTTATAGTTTTGGTTAGGAACTACAGTCCAGCTGTTGCTTGAAACATTATATTTGGTAACGATAGAAGATGCATTAGGGTTTGCATACCACTTGTACCATTTACTTGATAAAGGTTTACCAGCAGTACCGCCGCCAATGTTAGGAGCTTCACCGCCGTATCCACCTGAACTTGTCATAGTTGTGTAGTTGAAAATATATGCACCACCTTGACCAGCTGTCCAGTTAAACGCAGTATTACCTTCTTGTGGTCCACCGTTACCGTATGAGTGTGATCCACCTGTTGCGTATCCTACAGCCCAAGTATCGTTATTAAAGTTAATGTAATTACCGGTGCCACCAATTTGAATCATACCGTAGTTGTTATTTGCACCTGCCTTAGTACCATTGTGCCAAGGGTTAGGAGAATAAGAACCAGTTGGTCTATTATTCAGACCAACAACAGACCAAGTAGCCCAGTCTTGTTTACATGCCGCAACTGATGAGTTGCCTTGGTGGTGATAAGCATACCATTCTGAACTATGCCAAGCACCGTAGTAACTAGCAAATGGCATTGTTTGTGGTTGTTCTTGAGCAATATTGGTAACTGAGTTTACACGTAAAATTTGACTCCACACACTACCGCCAACATATCCACCTGCTACAGAACCTTGTTGTAAAATTAATTCGTTTTTATAATCAGCTGGTTTGTTTAAAAACTTATACCAACGATAGTAGGGTTGATCGCCACCTGTTGTTTGTTGCGGATATAAGTTACCGAATGGACCTGTTGCAGGATTTCGGTTAGTACCAAATACGAAATCGTTAGTATCAGTTGCATACGCAATATACCCCTGTGCCGCGGTAGGCAAGCTGGTACGTGCAGAGTATTTTGATGGTATTACGTTACCTGAATTATCGATAACTAATGTTCCGTTGCTGTAAATTGCCATTTTGGTATATTCCTTTAATCTTATTTATTAAGCAGTTGTTGGACAAGTGCTTTTAATTCATCTATTTGCGTTTGTTGCGCTTGTATAGTGTTTTCGTGTTCTTTAATAGCGTTTACTAATAACGGTACAACACGATCATACTGAGCTGTTAGATAATTTTGACCAGTACGTGATTCACCTGTAATTTCATCTCGGTCAAAAGGAGCAGGTCCTACAACTTCTGGTATAATTGTTTGTAGTTTTTGCGCACTTAATCCAAGTTTTCTGCGTCCACCTTCGACACCTAATGATGTTGCTATTTCATTGTCGGTATAGTAAAAACCTTCTAATTGCATTACTTTTGCTACTGCATCAGTAATTGGGCCTTCAATGTTCTTTAATCTTTCATCTGAAGTACCGTAGTTAATATCACCAACTACGTTAATAGTTCCGCCAGCATACATGGTGTTGCTGGTTAAATCCCAATATGCAGGCCATTGTCCGTTTACCTGCGCCCACGACCCAGGTCCTGATCCGTTCGGAGCACTTAAGATATAAAACAAGTTTGAGTTACAATGTATATAACCTGTTTTATAG